TTACTACAGACGTACTAAGGTTGCTAACCTCATGTGATCCATATTTCACAAACGTTACACAGAGACCCGCAAGGGTCTCTTCTTTTGTCTTTATGTAACGCCACTGTAAAAAAGCAACAAAAGTATATTACGATACCAAAACACATCTAAATATTAATAGAATTATGCGAGGTGGAAAAATGAATCCAAGCCTTTCTACATCATGAATGCTACAAACTTATGGAGGAAGTTATCATGCATAACATCCTATCGCGAAATCAACTAGACGAATGGAGACACTTTGAAGATACCGTTGACAGTTTAGCACTGGAAGACGAAAGATTAAGTGATTACTACGAATGTCTAATTGAATGCGATACTTATAATCAGGCTCAATGCAAACGCATATGCAAAGAGGTTCTTATGTAACCAAACGCTGACAGGTATAGGATTCTGGGGTGCTACGGCACCCCTTTTTTTGTTAAATAGTCTATAATAAATTGACCTATTGCCAGATCGTTATGCCCCGTGGTATAGTAAGTAAGGTTGACATGACCGCTCGTTTAGTTAAACTGAAGAATGAATTGTATAACGGGATGCACCATGATAAAAGTGGTGACTGGCATGATGGCGCACACCATGCCTATAATCAAATCCTAGACATCCTTAACGAATACATTCAATGAGCAGAAATTTACGAGACCTCGATTTCATTGATGACCATTTTGATAACCACATGGAAATTTTGAAAGCGCGTATCGCACGCATTAAAAACAACGCTCTCATGGAAGAGCCTTGCCCCATCTATGAGGGCGATGCAGAAGACTGGGAAGACTTCTGGTACAACGAGGATACAGATGACTAATGGCACTCCCATTACCAAGGAAGAAGTCAAGGAGATGATTGATGATGCCATACGACAACATAATCGTAACGCTTCAATTATCAGTTTTTGTGTTGGTTGGGTTGTTCTTGCACTTTTTGCTGAGGGTTTGCTTCGACTTATTGGAGTAATCCCACCCTTACTGCCATGGCTACAGATCACATTGAAGTAATCGGTGTAACACTAGCTTTTTTATTCGCCATTTCTATGTTTGTGCAGGGTTACCTGATCTTACATGGGAAGGGCGGATATCGTAATGTACATAAAGAGAAGGCAGAGTCTATAAATATGAGGAGAAGAGTAGAAAAACTCCTAAAGGATAAGACACATGGCGACATGGAATAAACAAATTGAAAACAGGAATTTCCTGTCCCCCATAGGGTTTAAGTTTATCTTGGCAAAGTATCCCAAGGTTGCTTACTTCTGCCAGTCTGCCAACATTCCTAGCATGAATATGAATGTCCCTGAGCAGTTGACTCCTTATAGACCACTGCCTATGGATGGTTTCATATCATATGATCCCCTTACCATATCATTCCTAGTGGATGAGGATCTAGAAAACTATTTGATCTTACACAACTGGTTGAGAGGACTTGGTGTCCCAGATACCATGAGTGAAAGAAGCGATTTTTATAACACTGCACCTACTGCTGCAGCAAATGAGCCTGTAAGTCTCTTTGCTGATGGCACATTGTCTGTGCTCAACAGTAATTTTAATATGAATTTCAACGTAGTCTTCAAGGACCTAATTCCTATGGGCTTGAATGCACTGGAATTTAATGCTAGTATAGATGGCACGGAGTATGCCATGGCACAGGTATCATTTAGATACTCATCCTATGAGATACAAACTGCTGATGGTATCCGTAGGACCCAACTTGAATAACTTATAATGAATCTTGATAAAGTCCAAGAAGAATGGCAGAAAGATAGTGAGTTGCACCGAGATCTGCCAGAGTTACTTGCGAATGAAAGTTTAGAAACTTCCAGACTACACTCAAAATACATTGCATACTACAATCAGTTTCGCATGATGCTCACAGAGTGTGAGACAAAGTTGCATAAGATGAAACTGGAGAAGTGGCAATACTATTCTGGTAAGGCACCTGCCTCTGTGTATAAAGAAAAACCCTTTTCACTTAAAGTGATGAAGGGTGACATCGGAATGTACATTGAGGGTGATGATGAATATTCAAGACAGCGTATGAAATATCAATACCTTGAAACTTGTATAAATTCTGTTGAGAGGATTCTCAAGCAGATCGACAACCGAGGTTTTGCTATTAAGAATGCTTTTGATATCATCAAATACTATGGCGTTACATGACGATTATCAGAAAGAAGAATGAAGTATACCTTAAAGTTGAGACAGAAGCACATATACACAAAGAATTAGCAGAGCATTTTTGCTTTGAAGTCCCTCAAGCAAAATTCATGCCCGTCTATAGAAAGAGGGTATGGGATGGAAAGATCCGCCTGTATTCGCCTGGCACAGGTGAGATCTATGTTGGACTCTTTGATTATGTCTGCGAGTGGTTAGACAGCAAAGGGTATCCCTACATGATCGGGGACAGTAAACATTATGGATCACCCAAGGATACTGAAGATTATGTCACCCCTCTTGTCTGCAAGGATTTTACTAGATCTCTGGGTTTGCCTTTCAAGGTCAGAGATTACCAACTCAAAGCAATATTCGAGGCACTTAAATACCGCCGCAAACTATTACTATCCCCCACGGGATCTGGAAAGTCGTTAATCATATATGCTCTGACGCGATGGCACGTCAATCTTGGTAGGGAAGTATTGATAATCGTCCCTACTACCTCTCTGGTTAGTCAGTTGGTCCAAGACTTCACTGACTATGGATGGAATGCGTCTCATCACGTCCATCAGATCATGAGTGGTAGAGAGAAGTATGTTGATAAGTCTGTTGTTATCTCTACATGGCAGTCTATCTACAAAGAGCCGAAGAGATTCTTTGAAAGGTTTGATGTTGTTATCGGAGATGAAGCGCATCTATACAAGGCGAAGAGTCTAACAGGAATACTTAATAAGTGTCATGATACAAAATACCGCGTGGGTCTGACAGGGACACTTGATGGACTTCACACGCACCAGTTGGTGCTAGAAGGATTGTTTGGTAGGTGTGATCGTGTTACGCAAACTATTGACCTAATGAAGAAAGGTCAGTTAACACCATTAAAGGTGAATGTCTTGCTATTAAAGCATGGGTATGTGCCTTTTGACAACTATCAGCAAGAGATGGATTACATTGTATCACATACGAGGAGAAATAATTTCATCTGTAATCTTGCTAAGGATCTGAAAGGTAATACACTCATCCTATTCAACTATATCGAGAAGCACGGTGACCCACTTTGGGACCTGCTAAATAGTAAAATAGAGAAGGGTCGCAAGATCTTTTTCATCCATGGCGGAGTTGACGCTGTGGAACGTGAAGAAGCGAGACAGATTTGTGAGGGAGAAAAAGATGCAATCATCCTTGCGTCTTACGGAACATTCTCCACTGGTATTAATATCAGAAACCTACACAATGTAATCTTCGCTTCTCCTTCCAAATCTAGAGTCCGTAACTTACAGTCTATTGGTCGTGTCTTGCGGAAGGGAGAAAACAAAGCACAAGCAGTGTTGTATGACATTGCCGACGATTGCTCCCGAAATGGTAGACACAATTATACTCTACGTCATTTAGTTGAAAGGATGAAAATCTATGACGAAGAGAAATTTAATTATGATGTAACTAAGGTAAAGATCACTAATGATTAATTACATTCAACATGACGCTGAATTCTACGGCATCATCAAACTTGTGTCAGGAGAAGAAATCCTTGGCACGATGATCGGTACCGAGGAAGATGGTCAGACAATTATCTTTGTATCAAATCCAGCAGCACCTAATCACCACACAGTCCATAAAGAAACTGGAGAGGTAGGTGTCGCTGTGGGATTAATTAAATGGATGATGTGGTCAGATGAATCATTCTTCATTATAAACGAAGCAGACATCATGACTATTGCTCCTATGTCTAGGGAAGCAATGATCATGTATAAGATGTGGGTAAGAAAAGAATATGGCTCAATCGAAGATGACGAGTTTGAAATAGGTATTAATAAAAATATGGGACTCGTCGGTAAAGTAGCAGAAGCTCGTAAAAGACTAGAAAGGATTTTCAAAACTCAAAGTTACGATCCTAACGCTTAGTACTAAGAGCCCTCTTGCAACCCTTGACATGGTTGAGTATAATTATAATTAACAGCGTTGTCAACACTTGACGAATAATTGTTATTGGAGTAACATATTCACATGTGAGACCGCTTCACACAATGCAAGTATTAATGCCTCCTAAGAAAAAACAGCACTACGTTGACAATAAAAAGTTTCTTGCTGAACTGATCAAGTATCGTCAGGAGGTTGAAGTCGCTCGTATGCGTGACAAACCAAAACCTAGGATAAGTAATTACATTGGAGAATGCTTTCTAAAGATTGCTACCCATTTGTCTTATCGCCCCAACTTTATTAACTACATGTATAAAGAAGACATGATTGGGGATGGTATTGAAAATTGCGTCCAGTATATTGATAACTTTGACCCTAATAAATCCAAGAATCCTTTCGCTTATTTCACTCAGATTGTCTTCTACGCATATCTGAGACGTATCGCTAAAGAAAAACGACAACTGGATATTAAAGAAAAACTAATCGAGAAGAAAGGATACGATGAAGTCTTCCATTCTGATTCTAATGACAATCATTCTGATATGAATTCTATTAAGAATAGAGTAGAAACTAATATGCGTAATTAATATGATTGATCTGTTTGCTATTCCTGTCCACAAGGGCAGGGTGATTCCTACTGAAGAAGAAAAGAAAGGGACTGACGAGTTGCTAGAGGAGATCTGGAGCACTGTTAGTCCTGGCACTTGGGGTGGAGAGACAGGTCTTTCTTCAGGTGAGATTAGTCTCATGCTTCAAAAAGATACTCGCCTTGAGTGGATGCTTAAACCTATGTGGGAAGCGGCAAAGATGTATTGGGATCACCTAGGGTATGTCCCTGACTCTCGTATCATTGCTGAGTCTTGTTGGGTTAATCTGCATAGGAAAGGTGATATGACTAAGGAGCACTCTCATAATGGTGGTGCCGCAGGTGTGCATATTGCATCAGTATATTACTATAAGAAGAATAAAGATAATTCTGATCTAGAATTTGTAGATCCTCTGGATTATATCAAACGTATGACGCCTATCGGTGGCAAGATGGATGACCAGTTGTTGGGGAAGACTGTCCCCACTGATCAGTA